ACTCTTTTAAAATATGGATTCAAAGAAGTGACGAGATATTGTTATGGAAAGAGTTTGGCTCTAAGATGCCCGTGTCAATAGAGTATAACATTAATTTTTAATGAGATCTCCTTTTTACTTTATTGTTAAACCTTTAGAAGGAAAGCGATATAATAACACTAAGCAGATTTCTGGATTAGATTTTGTTACAAGCTCATCACAAGAAAATCATATGGCTTCAAATCGAGAAGCTACAGTAGTTTCATTACCACTAGGTTATGAGGGGGCTATAGTCCCAGGAGATGTTCTTCTTGTACATCATAATGTATTTAAGATTTACTATGATATGCGTGGTAGGGAGAAAAGTGGAAAGAGTTTTTTCAAAGATGATTTATTTTTTGTAGATAATGATCAGTTTTTTTTATATAAGCATAATAATAAATGGAACAGTCACGGAAGATATTGTTTTGTAAAACCTATACCAGCGGAAGAATCTTTTCTGATTAAAAAGTTTGACGAAGAACCTTTAATGGGTAAAATGAAGTATTCAAATGATTATTTAAAATCTAAAGGAGTTTCCAAGGGAACAAAAGTTAGCTTTAAACCTGACAGTGAATATGAGTTTGAAGTAGAAGGTGAAAAACTATATCGAATGTATGATCATCAAATAACATTAACTTTATGAGCTCAGAGTTATTAAAAATACAGATCATAGAGGCTGGTAAAAAAGCAGTTGAACAACTTATAAAGGTGGCTAAAGAAAATATTATAAAGCCAGACCCAGAAGATGAGCTTGCAGCAGATAGATTAAAGAATGCAGCAGCTACAAAAAAGTTAGCCATATTTGATGCTTTTGAAATTCTAAATAAAATTGATGCAGAGCAAGAAAATATTGATATGTCCGTAGGAATAAATAAACCTCAAACAAAACAAGGATTTGCAGAAAGAAGATCAAAATAAACTATATACGTCTTTAAACAAGTGTATACCCAAGTCTGCTAAAAATCAAAAGAATATTAGTAAGTCCTGGATTTATGGATATAATGAAAAGCATGATGTAGTTATTATATCAAAGACAGGTCAAATTGGAGAGATTGTAGAAATCAGCGGATTAAAGATTGCTCTTCCCTTGATGGATGACAATGTTTATCAAAGATCAGAAACCTATTCAAATCAATATTGGGAAAGAGAAAAATTTCCAAAAGATCTAGAAAGAATTAATTCAATATTTCAATGGAACGAAATGACTTCACTTTTTAAAAACAAGTGGGTAGACTATATTGAAAAAGAATTTGATAAAAGAGAATTGGGACATTGGTTTTACAATAATGGAAATCCTATATACATAACTGGATCTCACTATATGTATTTGCAGTGGACAAGTATTGACATTGGATACCCAGACTTTCGAGAGGCAAATAGAATATTTTTTATTTACTGGGAAGCCTGTAAGGCTGACAAAAGATGCTTTGGAATGGACTATCTAAAAATAAGACGCTCTGGATTCTCTTTTATGGGATCCTCAGAGTGTGTAAACACAGGAACTTTAGCAAAAGATGCAAGGGTTGGTATCTTATCTAAAACTGGATCAGATGCTAAAAAAATGTTTACGGATAAAGTTGTTCCTATCGCTAATAGGTTACCATTCTTTTTTAAACCTATTCAGGATGGTATGGACAAGCCAAAGTCTGAGTTAGCATTTCGTATACCAGCGTCAAAGATTACTAAAAAGAACATGTATGAAAATACATCAGACGAATTGTATGGATTAGATACTACTATTGACTGGAAGAATACAGATGAAAACTCCTATGATGGTGAAAAACTTCTTCTATTAGTACATGATGAGAGCGGTAAGTGGCTTAAGCCTAACAATATTCTTAACAATTGGCGCGTAACTAAAACTTGTTTAAGGCTGGGAAGTAAAATTATAGGAAAATGTATGATGGGATCTACCTCTAACGCTTTAAGTAAAGGGGGAGATAATTTTAAGAAGTTGTTTGAGGATTCTAATATTAAAACTAGAAACTTAAATGGTCAGACTAAAAGCGGAATGTACTCTCTTTTTATACCTATGGAGTGGAATATGGAAGGTTTTATAGACAAGCACGGTATGCCTGTTTTCTATAAGCCAGAAAAAAAAGTATTAGGTGTAGATAATGAATACATCACTAATGGAGCTATCGATTATTGGCAAGCTGAAGTAGATTCTTTAAAGAAAGATGCTGATGCTCTTAATGAATTTTATCGTCAGTTTCCTAGAAGTATATCTCACGCTTTTAGGGATGAAAGTAAATCTTCGTTATTTAATTTAACTAAAATTTATCAGCAGATAGACTACAACGATTCTTTAATCACAAATCAACACGTAACTACAGGTAAGTTTTATTGGAAAGATGGTGTAAAGGATACCGAAGTTATATTTACTCCTGATCCCAAGGGTAGATTTCGAATTGCATGGACACCAAATAGGTCTTTAACAAATGTGATTAATTCTAGAAACGGAACTAAGTATCCTGTAAATGAACATATTGGAGCTTTTGGTTGTGACTCTTATGATATATCTGGAACTGTAGGAGGAAGAGGATCTAACGGCGCTCTTCATGGATTAACTAAATTTAATATGGAGCAAGCTCCGAGTAATGAGTTTTTCCTAGAGTACGTAGCTAGACCACAGACGGCAGAAATATTTTTTGAAGAAGTCTTAATGGCGTGTATTTTTTATAGTATGCCGATACTTGTAGAGAACAATAAGCCAAGGCTTTTGTATCACTTTAAAAACAGAGGTTATAGAGGTTATAGCATGAATAGACCTGATCGTCATTTTAATAAATTATCTAAAACAGAAAAAGAATTAGGAGGTATACCAAATACATCAGAAGACGTTAAGCAGTCACATGCAGCAGCTATTGAGTCCTATATAGAAAAGCACGTAGGTATAGATCTAGAGGGTATTTATCGAGATCCAACAGAAATGGCTTCAATGCATTTTATGAGAACTTTAGACGACTGGTCTAAGTTTGATATTAATAACAGAACACATTTTGATGCTAGTATAAGCTCTGGATTGGCAATAATGGCGAATCAAAAAAACCTATATTTACCTGAGCAAAAACAATCGAAAATAAGTCTTAACTTTGCTAGGTATACTAATAACGGAAATTATAGCGAATTAATTAAATAGATGAAGGAAGTCAATATAAACATTTCATCTGTAGGTTTTCCTAGTCAGTTTGTATCAGACGCAGAAAAAGCCACCAATGAATTTGGATTACAGATAGGTCAAGCGATACAATACGAATGGTTTAGAAAAGATTCTAATGGCGGTAGATACTACAGTCAGTGGAGAGATTTTAATAGACTACGTTTATATGCTAGAGGCGAACAGTCTATAGCTAAGTATAAAAATGAATTATCTGTAGATGGTGATTTATCTTACTTAAACCTTGACTGGACCCCAGTTCCTATACTTCCAAAGTTTGTTGATGTTGTTGTTAACGGTATGTCTGATAGAATATTTAAGGTTAAGGCTTATGCTCAAGATGCATTGTCTCAATCAAAAAGAAGTAAGTATCAGCAAATGATCGAAGGACAAATGGCAGCTAAACCTGTTTTATCTGCAATACAAGAGAGCACTGGATTTGATCCTTTTGTTATGGATCCCGATGAACTTCCCGCAACTGACGAAGAGCTTTCTTTATATATGAATCTTAATTATAAGCCTGCAATAGAAATTGCGGAAGAAGAAGCAATTGATACTATGTTTGCTGAAAATCATTACGATGATATTCGAAAAAGAATAGACTATGACCAGATGGTTATAGGAGTTGGTATGGCTAAACACGAGTTCCTTCCAGGAGCTGGCGTAAAAGTTTCTTATGTTGATCCTGCAAATGTTATATATAGCTATACTGAAGATCCTCATTTTAAAGATTGTTTTTATTGGGGAGAAATTAAAACTTTAGGCATCAGTGAGTTGATAAAAATAGATCCGTCTCTTACTAAAGAAGATCTAGAGAAAATATCTCAATACAGTCAAAGCTGGTATGATTATTTTAATACATCTCAATTTCAACAAAATGATATTTTTTATAGAGACACATGTACATTAATGTACTTTAACTATAAAAGCACTAAGAAAATAGTATACAAAAAAAAGAAATTAGAGAACGGAGCATCAAAAATGATTGAGAAGGATGATACTTTTAATCCTCCAGATGAAATGCTTGACGAAGGAAACTTCGAGAAAATAGAAAAAACTATTGATGTTTGGTATAGTGGTGTGATGGTTATGGGAACTAATATTATCTTAAAGTGGGAGCTAGAAGAAAATATGGTTCGTCCAAAATCTGCCTCTCAATTTGCTATTCCAAATTATGTTGCGTGTGCACCAAGAATGTATAAGGGAGTAATTGAATCTTTGGTAAGACGTATGATACCTTTTGCGGATCTTATACAAATAACACATTTAAAGTTACAGCAAGTAATCTCTAGAGTAGTTCCGGACGGTGTTTATATAGATGCCGATGGTTTAAATGAAGTAGACCTAGGATCAGGAGCTGCTTACAATCCTGAAGATGCTTTAAGGCTATACTTCCAGACAGGTAGTGTAATTGGTCGAAGCTATACTCAAGAAGGAGAATACAACCAGGGTCGTGTTCCTATTAAGCAATTAACTTCTAATTCAGGAGCATCAAAAACACAAATGCTTATATCTAATTACAATCATTATATGGATATGATTCGTTCAGTCACTGGTTTAAATGAAGCTAGAGATGGGACCAGTCCCAACCCGGATGCTTTAGTAGGTGTGCAAAAACTTGCAGCCTTAAGCTCAAACACCGCTACCCGACATATATTAGATGGAAGTCTTTACATATATCGTACGTTAGCCGAAGCGTTAACGTATAGGGTGGCTGATATTTTAGAATATGCCGACTTTAAAGAAGACTTTATAAATAAGATTGGAAAATACAACGTAAGTATTCTTGGTGATATATCTGATTTATATATATATGATTTTGGAGTCTTTATAGAATTATCTCCTGATGAAGAGCAGAAAGCTATGCTTGAACAGAACATTCAAATGGCTTTATCTAAACAAGATATTAATTTAGAAGATGCTATAGATATTAGAGAAATTAGAAATCTTAAGCTTGCTAATCAACTGTTGAAGGTTAAGAGGAAGTCTAAAGAGGAGTCTGACGAGAAGAGACAAATGCAGCAACAGGCTATGACAGCTCAACAACAATTAAAATCACAAGAAATGTCGGCTCAACTTACTGTTCAAAAAATTGAGTTAGAGACTCAAGCTCAAATAAAAATCAAACAAGCTGAGGTGGCTTTTGATATGGAGAGAAATAATAATGAAGCCAACCTTAAGGCTATGCTTATGAAACAGGAGTTTGCTTATAATCAGCAACTTAACAATATTACTGAGACTGCATTATCATCTAGAGAAGGGGCAAGAGAAGATGCTAAGAAAAATAGAATTAGTCAGCAAAACACAGAACAATCTCAATTAATAAATCAAAGAAAAAACAATTTACCACCTAAAAGATTTGAATCCAATGAAGATTCTTTAGACGGGTTTGACCTTGCTGAGTTTGATCCTAGGTAGCTAAATGTGTATTTCTTTTTTATGTAAATTTGTAATAAATCAAATCAAATCAAATGGAATTCAAAGTAAGAGAGGTAACAGAAGTAGTTGAAAAGTCTAAACAAGAAATTGAAAAAGATTTATTAGATAAGCATGACGCTCAACAAAAGTTAGAGTTTAATGATACGGGAGAAAATAAAAAGGTAGAGGAAGTGAAAATTTCTGAACCTGAAAATGTAGGCAAAGAAGAAGTTGTAAAAGATGAATCATCAGAAGGTGATGTTAAGCAACGAGAATCTTTGGAGTTAAAAGAAGAAGACGTTCTTTCATTTATTGAAAAAAGATATGGTAAGGAAATCAATTCAATGGAAGAATTGATGAGTGCTAGAGAAGAGTCTGAGGTTTTACCTGAAGACATAGCCGCTTACTTTAAGTATAAAAAAGAAACAGGAAGAAGTTTAGAAGACTATGTTAAATTACAGCAAGACTTTTCTAATATGAATCCTGATACTTTGCTAAAAGAGTATTTAACTATAACTGAGGAAGGTTTAGATCCTGAAGATATAGACTCCTTAATGGAGGACTATATTTATGACGAGGAAGTGGACGATGAGTCAGATGTAAAAAGAACTAAGTTAGCAAAGAAAAAAATTATTGCTAAAGCAAAAAAATTCTTTACGGAACAGCAGGAAGTATATAAACAGCCTCTTGAGTCAAGGGAAAGTTCAGCCTCTCAGAATGAAGAATTAAAAGCTTACAAGCAATATATTAGTGAAGCTAAAACGCAAAAAGAAGAAAGCAATCGAAAAGCCGAATGGTTTGGGCAAAAAAGCGACGACGTTTTCAATACAGAATTTAAAGGTTTTAAATTTAAAGTAGATGATAACGAGCTTATGTTTTCTCCTGGTAATGCTTCTGAATTAAGAAAATTACAAGAGACACCTATGAACTTTATAAATAAGTTTTTAGATGATTCGGGTATGCTTAATGATGCAGAAGGATACCACCGCTCTTTAGCAGTTGCAATGAATCCTGAAAAGTTTGCTCAGTTCTTTTACGAACAGGGTAAATCGAATGCAACGGAAGATGTTATACGTAAGACTAAGAATATAAATATGTCTGAGCGTACAACACCTGAAGTTTCAACTAAAGGAGGATTTCAAGTTAAATCAATTTCCGAACCTTCAAGTCGAGGGCTGAGGATAAAAAGTGTTAAACGAAATTAAATTTAAAAATTAAATATTATGGCTGGACAAGTTAATACTATCCCAACATTTGCGTTGACTCCGAGTGCCGAAAGGACTCCGACAACCGAAAATTACATAACAAATTTTGACTTCTTAAACCAGTATCTTCCGGATACTTACGAAAAAGAATTTGAGCGTTATGGTAACAGAACAATCTCTTCATTCCTCCGTATGGTAGGTGCAGAGATGCCTACTAACTCTGACCTTATCAAATGGGCAGAGCAAGGTAGATTACATACTAAATACACGCAAGTAGGAACTGCAGCAGCGGCAGGAGTTCCTGCTGGAACATTTCAAATAAACGATGTTTTAGATCCTGCGGCTGCCGATCAGGTAGTTCGTATAGGACAGACTGTTGCTATTGTACAGAACAATGGAAGCGGAATGAATAAAGCTGTTGTAACTGCAACTGCAACTGCAACAGGAGCAGGTGGTAACAACAGAGGTACATTCACGTGTTCTTTTTACGAAGCCGCCGGTCTAATTACAGCTGGAACAGCCGCTGCAAACTCTGACGTTACTGTATTTATTTACGGATCAGAATTTAGAAAAGGAACTGGAGGAATGATTGGTTCTACTGAAGCTAATGACTTTATCTTTGAAAATAAGCCTATTATCTTGAAAGATACTTACACAGTATCTGGATCTGATATGGCTCAAATTGGATGGGTAGAAATTCAAACTGAAGATGGAGCAAATGGATACCTATGGTATTTGAAATCAGAGCACGAAACACGTTTGCGTTTTGACGATTATTTAGAGACTGCAATGATTGAAGCTGTACCTGCTGAAGTTGGTTCAGGAGCTGCTGCAACTACCGTATTAGGTAATGGAACTGCAGTTGCCGGAGCGGCAACAGGAGCTGGTTCAAACGGTATCTTTTATTCAGTACAACAAAACGGAAATATCTGGGACGGTGGAAACCCAACAGTATTAGCTGACTTTGACAATGTAATTAGTCGTCTTGACAAGCAAGGAGCAATTGAAGAAAACGTATTATTCGTTGATCGTCAGTTTGCTTTTGATATCGATGATATGTTAGCTTCACAAAACTCTTACGGAGCAGGTGGTACTTCATATGGTCTTTTTGACAATGATCAAGAGATGGCGTTAAACTTAGGTTTTACAGGATTCCGTAGAGGTTATGACTTCTATAAGAGTGACTGGAAATACTTAAATGACCCAACAATGAGAGGTGGACTTCCAACAGGAGCAGGATCAGGACGTGTAAACGGACTACTTGTA